TTGGCAAAGTTGATGCTGTTGGTAAATCCAAGTTTCCAACCAATCCGCTCAAACGTTGAACGCCCAAACCTGCCAATACTGTGCGAGGCAACAAAACGTCAATGATAGAACCAACAGAAGTTTGAAAGTTTACGCCACCTTCAGAACCAGAAGTTCCGCCTGTTGCAGTCATGTCACGAGTAAATACTTCAGAAGGGATTTTGATAGAGTGAGCAGAAACGCTTACACCTGAGCGCTGAAATTCAGATCCACCCATTGCAGAAAATTCGCCTTCAACGCCTTCACGACGGCCAGTGATAGCCATTTCCATCGCGCGCTTAAAGCTGTAATCTTTAGCCATGTTAGACTTTTCTTTTTCTTCGCTACGGCTTGCGCTGTGGCCTGCGGCTTGAGCTGCAAGGTTTTGCAATTTCTCTAGGGTTTCAACCTCTGCTTTGATCGCGCCCAAACGAGCTTCGATTTCAGACAAACGGTTGTTTTCAGTGTCAGCCATAGAACGTGCTTCACGCTCGATGGTAGATTGTAGGGTAGACAATTCGCCTAGCAAACGTCCACGCTCTTCTTTTAGGGCTTTAATTTTATTCATGATTTTTGTTTTTTTAATAGTTTGTATATCTAGCTAAAGCAAGTTTCAAAATATCTGCGCTGACTTGGCTTTGTTTTGCGGCTTCAATTTCTAACTCTTGGTCTCTTATGGCTGCAATGCTACGAGCGTCCGCTTCTGTATCCTCGTAAGCAGGATAAGTTACAGGGCTAACATCGTAAAGGTCCTCAATAACTTTAATAGTACGCTTTCCCATTGTGCCGTATTTTTCTGACTCGCTCCAGTTCTGCTCTTTGATTGTAAAAGCAAATGAGCTTTGCGTAATGTCTCCGCGCATAATAGACGCACAACGCTCATATGCGTAGGGTTCTCGTAATCTGGAACCCAAGTATATTCAAGATTGCCGTCGCCATTTACAAATACTCTGCAAGTGTCTGCCTTAGTGCGGCCCAAAATTAAATCGGCTTCATGATTAAACAAACAACGAATATCGTAATCTTTGCTCAAAGCATTGTCAAACGCCCCTGCCATTATCACCTCTTCAAAATATCCAAGGTCAGTTACTGAATTAATAACGGCAGCGATGCCACCAATTTCTTTTGGCATGCCTTCGCCGTCTGCTCTGGTGTGGACGGTGCCCGTAAATGTGCGCCTTTCTTGTTTCATTTTAATTTATTGTTTGGTTATTTACGCCCTCGGGGTTATTGTTTTTGTCTGCGGTCGCCATAAGGTTTGCAATCTTCGCATCCATATACTCGTTGATTTGACTTGACGGCATTAAGTTGGCTTCAATTAAATATTCGTCGCCACCATCAAACGCGTTAACGTCCTCGTATACCCGCGCCTCGTTACGTGAAAGCCAGCCGCCGCGAATGCCTTTATTGTAATAGTCTGCGCGCTCATTGGCGGAGGCCCTCAATAGTGAGTTAAAATTAAATTTAAAGTAATATGTGAGCTTGTCGTTTTCTGTTAACAGCTTGCGGGCTAGTTCCTGCTCGATGTTAATAGCGTAGCTCATCAAAGTACGCGCGTAAAAATCTTGGTACTCCTGCTCGACGCTGGACTTAATCCCTGCGGTTGCGCCAATCATTGACGCGGGCACTCCAAAGATTCTTGCGATTTCCTCGCTGCTAAATTTACGGGTCTCCAAGTACTGTGCCTCTTCAGGGCTTAGGCTTAATTTCTCCATCTTGATTCCGTTAGGAAGCACAGCGCTACGGCTTGCCCCGTCTATAACATCGTCGAGCGATTTTTTTAACGGCCCTGCTTGGTCTATTTTTATCTGCGCGTCTGACGTTAACAAAAATTTCAATACTCCATTTTTATAAACTCCTGCGCTCTGGCTGATTGCTGCCAAGTCAATACCTAAAGTTTCGGCGTGCAATACGACAGGGCTTAAACCTACTAGCGGATTGTCGCCACACATTCCTTTAAAGTGTAGCATTTCAGTAGCAGGGATCATGCCCGGGTATCCTGCCAGTGTAACCTTGTAAAATAAAAGGCCGTCCTGCATTACTGGCGTTACATACTGCGGCGCGATTGGGTGCAACTCGATGCCAATGTTTCGCACATCGCGATTAATAAAAGCGTAAGCGTTACCAGTTAGCGCCAAGTGGCTCGTCATGTACTTGGTAAAATCGTATTTAGTTTGATAGGGATTCGGCTCGTTAGTTAAAGCTGTGGCGTAGTGGATTATAATTTGGTCTCTGTTCTGCCCATCGTCTTTATACAACTTTAAGCCTAGGCCTGCTATCCCATCCGCAATAACTCTAACGCAAGCGTGCACGGATGCAATGCTTAACGCCGTTGTATTATTTACGGCTTGGCCGCTTTTGGTTTGATAGCCAAAAATATTGTTTAAGGTATTTACAAACCAGTCCGCGGGTTGCGTTAGCATTGACCGCTTTTCTGTTTTCCGTTCCCAAAATCTTAAATTCATCGGTGCAAATTACAACTCCTTAAATTCTGCCTTGTTAACAAATCTTATTTATTGCGCCCCTGTGCCAGCCACCTGCTGAGGGCCGAGCGAAATACGTCGTAGTTTTTATAGCGTGGCACGCCGTACCTTTCCAGGTACTCGGCCTCGGTTGCGTTATAGGCATCCTCGTAAGTTCTAAACTTAGGAAGGTTAAAATAATACTTGTTCATAAAATCATCTACAAATCTCATAAGCTTATAAACCAAAAGTCCGTTTCTTTTTCTTTGGCAGCGTCTTGCATAGCAGTTCCCAAAGCCATCACAATACTAACAGGCCCGTCGACCTTATCGCCGCTCTTTGCTTTGTTAATCTTAATATTGCCAGCAGGATCATTTGCAAGTAATACATTACCCATCATCCAACGCGTTACTGGGTTGCCATCGTGTTTAAGCCTGCCGTCCTTTACTAAGCGCTCCAGTTCTTTAGTTGGGCTACTCATTGAAATAAACCCCTGACCAAAGGGAAACATTTGCAATCCCTCGTTTTGTAAATCAATTACAAGCTGCGAAGCGTTGAAACGATCGTAAGCAATATCCTTAATATCAAACTCTAAAGCCAAATCTAATATTTGCGCTTTGATAAAATTATAATCCGTTACGTTGCCATCGGTTGCAATTATCTGGCCGTCTGCAATCCATTGCCTAATAGAAGCCCCTGCCGCATCCTTACGCCTATACGCTGCCTCGCTTGGCAAAAAGTACCAAGTCCTAATTGCTGAGTATTCGGGCCAGTACAAAGTAAAGGCGCAAAAGTCCCCAGTGCTCGCCAAATCCAACCCGCCGTAACAAATACCGTCTAACTGTTGAGACTCTGCGCATTCCATCCAAGTACTGTCATTAATCCAAGTCATTGCCGTATCTGTCCACACGTTTAACAACTTTGTTTTAAACTCAACTTCTTTGTGTACAAATTCCTTTGCCTCGGTTAGCGCCTGCTCTAACTGACGCGGATAAACCGAAATGCCCCAATTAGGATTAGCCTTAGCCCAGTTTGCCGAGTCTGTCCAATCATCGCCTTCGTCTAGCGTGTAAATGACGCTGAACAAAGCATCGTCTATAATAGCCCCAGATAAAACAGACGCGCAGTAATTGCGATGTTTATAACACGGCGACTCACGATTAAAGCCCGCCGTCGTAATTGTAAATAACAACGGTTGCCGTCTGGCTCCCATCGAGTTGCGCAATACGTTATAAAGCTCATCGTTAGGGTGCGCGTGGTATTCGTCAATAACTGCAAAGTGCGTATTTAGTCCGTCCTGTTTACTTGGGTTCCACTCGAGGGGCTTATACACCGATTGCCCGTAAAGGATGCGCCGATTGTTTACACTGTTGTTAACGGTTAACGATTCTGCTAGCCAGTCTACATTTTGGCAAACTCTAACAGACTCCGCAAATACCATCATTGCCTGATCAAGTTTTGTAGCCGCCGAATAAACTTGCGCTGCACTTTCCCCGTCGGCCATTAAGCCGTAAAGCATAACAGCACTGGAGAAAGTAGATTTGCCATTTTTTCGGGGGACCTCAACATAAGCCCGCGTAAATCTTCGCGAGCCGTCGGGATTGAGAAAGCCAAACAGATTCCAAACTATAAACGCCTGCCACCCTTCCAACTTAAACGGCTTGCCGGCATAGTCGCCCGTCGAGTGCTCGAGCTGTTCGATAAAGTCGATAGCGTGCTGAGCGTAGTTTTCACTAAACGCCCAACCGTTTGCACGATCCGACAGATAGCGGTTAACAGCATTGCGCACGTGTTCGCACACAATTACGCGCCCACTCACTACGCCCTCAATATACTGTTCAGCTATTCGCAAAGAAATAATCTAAAGCTATCTGCGCAAGGTATTGGTTTCTGTAAAGGTGCGGCGTATCGCTCCAAAGCCCATCCTTGCCACATGGCTTAAAGCCGCTGCCTTGATTACGGCTAACGATAAAATGCAAGCCGCTTGGCTCAACTCTAAAGGTTACTCCCGCCGTTACTTCCACTGGCTCGGTTGTTTCTATTTTCTTTTTCATGCTATTTTTGATTTTTGTAAAAGTTCCAATTTACTTACTGGCGCGCTCTTGCCTGTTTCAATCTTCCCCCTTGCGCTTGGCGTTACTCCAAATAGTTGCCCCATTTGTGTAGCTTGCTTAAGTGCTCGGCTTCTAACATCGTACCAGGGCGAAATAACTTTATCGCCAAAACGATTTAACACAACTTCCCCCTCCGCCTCTGTCATTCCGCACGCTTTCTTATAAAGTCCTAACTCGTTGCAGTACCCGGCAACTAATCCAAGATCAACGCCTGTTAACAAATGATTGTTTTTTAATTCCTTGCAAGTGATATCCCAGTACTCAAAGCCCAAAGCGTTTAAGTGCGCTGGCGGTTGCGGTACCCCTTCGCTTAGTTCGACGATCATAGGGGCAAGCAATTCCCTGCTCGGGCTTAGCGTTCCCTTCATTACCTTAATTTCGGTAGGTATTCGTGGCCTTCCTTTCATATTTACAAATATAGTCTAAAATTTAGTACATTTATTTTTGCACGGGTGTGAAAGAAAA